AGAATAAATCAGAGAAAAGACAAAAAAGACAAACAAGATATAAAGGTCAAGGCAGATGAGAAAAGATATAATTTTAGACGGATTGCAAAAAACAACTTACATGAAAGATGACATGGAAGGTAAAATTGCAGTTAAAGAAGAAGTTAATATTGATTCACACATAAAACACAATAAAGAATTATTGAACATGAATGATGGCTATTCTAAATCAAGAGATTTGAAAAGAGTAGCCAGTATTCCAACTATTGCTTTAAGTGTGTGGGCAAATGAGTATAATGGTGATAGTAATTGGTTTGCACTTCCACCAGAAGTACAAAAAAAAATATTAAAACAAAAATTAAATAGCAGCGAATTTAGATATTTTAAAACTGCTGAAGGAAAATTATAATGGCATTAGCAACTTATTCAGATTTAAAAACATCAATCGCAAATTGGTTAAACAGATCAGATTTAACAACTGAAATTTCTGAGGATTTTATTGTTCTAGCAGAAAAAGATTTTAATTCTAAATTAAGAATTAGAAAAATGATAGATCAAACAACTCTAACTCTTAGTGGAGAAACAGCAACTTTACCATCTGATTTTTTACAAGTAAGAGATATGTATATTTTAAATGGTGGAACTAAATATGCTTTAACTTATATTACTCCTGCTCAAATGGATCAGATAAAAGGTGGTTCAACTTCTGGACAACCATCTTCATATACAATCTTAGGAGATAGTATTAGATTTGCTCCAATCCCTGATAGTAATTACACACTTTATTTAAATTACTATAAACAGTTTCCTGCTTTATCAGATACAAATACTACAAATTATATTCTAACAAATCATCCTGCTATTTATTTGTATGGTGCTTTATATCATTCTGCTAATTTCTTAGGAGGAATTGATCCTCAAAGATTACAAGGATGGCAACAAAACTATACTACAGCTTTAGAAAGACTTGAAAGAAATGATAGAGAAGATGCTTATGGCAATGCTCCATTACAACAAAGAGGTGATGTAACTGTCGCAGGTTCTTTTAATGATAAAAACTTTTATGTTACTAATAATAATTAAGGAATATTAATGCAAATACCTTTTGGCGAATGGCTACCAGATCAACCAGAATATAATAATCCTGGTGCAACAGTTGCTAACAATGTTTATTTTGCAGCTTCTTCTTATAAAAGATTTCCTTCATTAGTTAATTATTCATCAAACACTATGATTAAAGATAGTAGAGGTGCAGGTTCTTTTAGAGATAATTCTAATACTGTATTTAACTTTGTTGCTAACGAAGAAACTATTTATGAATTAACTGGTGGAGCATTTACAGAAAGAGGAGCAAGAGGAAAACTTTTAAGTACAGCTTTTGCAACTTGCACAATTACAGTTTCTGATTACGCAAGTATTGGTGCAGGTGAAACAATAACTTTAAAAAAAAATGATGGTTCTACAGTTGTGTTTACTTCAACAGCTGGAGTACCTTCTACTAACGAATTTCAAGTACAAACTGATAACGATACAACTGCTACTAATTTAAAAACTACTATTGATGGTCATACAGATTTTTCAGCAACAGTAGTAGGTGCAATTGTAACTGTAACAAGAGCAACAGTAGGAAATGATAATTTAACAAATGTTTCATCTGATACTGTAAGACTAACAACTACAAATTTTTATGGTGGAACTCCTTTAACTGGAAGTGCTACAGATTATATTACCTTTACTCAATTTGGAAATTATGTAATTGCAAGTAATGGAGTAGATGCAGCTCAATATTATTTAATGGGAACATCAACTGCTTTTACAGACTTATCAACTATTTCAACATCAGGTACTGTTCCAACTTTTAAAGTTTCAGGTGTAGTTAGAGATTTTTTAGTTACAGGTAATCATGTTGGTGAATCTAATAGAATACAATGGTCTGGAATAAATGATATTGCTACTTGGGAGTCAGGAACTAAACAAGCAGACTTGCAAGACCTACCAGGTTCAGGTGGACAAATAACTCATATAACTTCTGGAGAAATTTCTTATGTCTTTAGACAAAATCAAATAGTTCGTATGGATTATGTCGGTGGAGCAACAGTATTTAGACTGTCAGTTATATCTCCAAATAGAGGAGCTGTACTTGGAAGAACAGTTTGCCAAGATAATCGTAGAGTCTTTTTTTATGCGGATGATGGTTTCTATGAATTGAATGGAGATCAAGTAGTTTCAATTGGTGTAGAAAAAGTTAATAGATTTTTTGATTTAGATTTAAACAAAGCATACACCGATAGAATTTGTGCAGCAGTAGATCCTTTTAATCAATTAGCTATGTGGTTATATCCTTCTGCATCTAATACATCTAATACAACTGGTATCTGTGATAAAATAATTATTTATAATTATGCTACTCAAAAATGGAGTACAGCAGATGCAAGTGCTAGTTCTATATTTTCACAATTCGTTGGTGCTTATACTGTAGAATTAATGGATATTATTTCTGAGAACTTAGATAATATTAATATTGCATTAGATACAGACTTTTGGAATGGTGGACAAAGATATTTAGGAGCAATAGATAACAATTATAATGCAGCTATATTTTCTGGAACAGATAATGAAGGAACTATAGAAACTAGAGAATTAGAGTTGTTTCCAAGCCATAGAAGTAGTATAACAAATGTTAGACCGATTGTTGATGCAACATCTACAGTAACTATTGAGAGCAAAGAACGGTTAGCTGATACAGCTACTGAATCTGCTCCAGCTATAATGGTTTCTAGTGGAGATAATCCTGTAAGACAATCTGGTAGATATTTTAAAATTAAAGTTACCACTCCTGCTGGATCTGTATGGACTCATGCACAAGGGGTTGATTTAGTAGCTTCAAGAATAGGTTTGAGATGACGGAAAAAACTGATATAGATAACGTTAGATATAGTTTTGAAACACAAGAATTTTTTCAAAGACAAATTGAAGAAGCTATCAATACATTAATAAATGACAGAAACAAAGAAAGCGACAAAGCTTATTCTTGGTTCATAGGAGATTAAATTATGGCAGGTATAAAAGATTATTCAACAACCCAAGCAAATAACACTTCACTCAATGGTATAAGTACAGCAGAAGGAATGTTACCTTCTAATTTGAATAATGCCATTAGAGCTTTGATGAAGAATACTAGAGAATGGTTTAATGATTCTCAATGGGTTGAATATGGTGATGGTTCAGGTGCTTATGTATCAACTTATGTAAGTGGTACTTCTTTTAGAATTGATGGTGTTGATGTAACTTCAATTTATCATGAAGGTAGAAGTGTTACTACAGTTAAGATTGCAGCTGATGCTGTCAATGGAAGTAAAATTGCAGATGACAGTATAGACTCAGAACATTATGTAGATGGATCTATTGATACACAACATATTGCAGACTCACAAATTACAAATGCTAAAATGGCAGATGATTCTATAGATTCTGCTCAATACATTGATGGTTCAATTGACACAGCACATATAGCTAATTCTCAAATTACAAATGCTAAGATGGCTGTAAACAGTATTGATTCAGATCAATATGTAGATGGATCAATTGATACAGCTCACATTGCAGATTCTCAAGTAACTACTGCTAAGATTGCAAACAATGCTATTACAACTGGAAAAATTTTAGATGGTACAATTCTTAATGCAGATATAAATGCTAGTGCAGCAATAGATGCTACAAAAATTGCAGATGGTTCTGTAACTTCAACTGAGTTTCAATATATTAATACTTTAAGTTCAAATGCTCAAACTCAGATTAGTGGAAAATTAACTGCTTCAAATAATTTATCAGATGTAACATCTGCTTCAACTTCAAGAACTAATTTAGGTCTTGGTACTATTTCAACTCAAGATGCAAGTAATGTTGCAGTAACAGGTGGTTCAGTTACAGGATTAGGTGAGCCTTCTGCTAATTCTGATGCAGCTACTAAATCTTATGTAGATCAAGCTGTTGCAGGACTTAGAACTAGAGCTATTGCAGAAGCAGCTACAACTGGAAATATTGATTTAACTGCTGACCTTCAAAATGGAGATACAATTGATGGTGTAACATTAGTTACAGGGGACAGAGTATTAGTTAAAGATCAAACAGATGCCACAGCAAACGGATTATATATTGCAGTAGCTTCAGGCACAGCATCAAGAGATCCAGAGTATGATACAATTGCAGAATTATCTGGTAGTATGGTTGTTGTTAATCAAGGTTCTACAAATGATAATAAAATATTTTTATGTACTACTGATTCTGATGCAACTATAGGCGTAAGCAATATTACTTATACTGTTATTACCCCATCTAATGTTGGAACAGTAACTTCAGTAGGAGTAGCAGATAGTGGTTCTTCAGAATTTACAGTAGCAAACTCACCAATTACTTCATCAGGTACAATTACACTAGAAGTTAATTCTATTGCTAATACTAAAATTACAGGATTAGGAACTTCATCCACATTAAATGTTGGAACTTCTGCAAATAATGTGGTACAACTCAATGGTTCAGCTCAATTACCTGCTGTAGATGGTAGTAATCTAACAAATTTACCTGATAATAGTATTCCATTTGCTATTGCATTAGGATAATAAGGAGAAATAAATATGGCAAATAATTTTAATTCAACAACAGCTAGTTTAACAGATGCTACTTTAACAACTGTTAAAACTACTACATCTAACAAGCAAGTAATGATTGGTTGTCTAGTATCTAATACTGGCACAACTTCTATCCTTGTTGATATAGTTCTTAATGATGGCTCTAACGATAGATACATTGTTAAACAAGCACCAGTTCCAGTTGGAAGTTCTTTAGAGGCAATATCTGGAAAAGTAATTATTCCTAATGGTGGTGCTGTTAAAGTAAAATCTGACAATGCTTCTGGTATTGCAGATGTAATTATTTCAACTTTAGAAGATGTTGCGTAAATGTATTTAGGAAACCAACCAGCATTATCTTACACAAGTTTTGCTAAGCAAGACTTCACTACAAGTGCGACTACATCTTACACATTAGATAATCCAGTTGCTAACGCAAATGAGTTAGCATTGTTTATTAACTTTGTAAGACAAGAGCCTACTACTGCATACTCTGCAAGTGGTACTACATTAACTTTAACAAGTGCTACATCTGCAACAGATGATATGTACTGTGTGTTTCTAGGTAAAGCTGTTCAAACAGTAAATCCTCCAAATGGTTCTGTTGGAACTGCACAGATTTCTTCTAGTGCAAAAAGCACTAATTTATTATATCCAGCTTTTGAAGCATATCTTTCAGTTAGTCAAAATCCTTCTGATGCAACATATACAAAACAACAATGTAATGTTGAAAGATTTGATACTGATAATGCTTATGACAACTCTACTAACTATCGTTTTACTCCACAAGTTGCAGGAAAATATTTTGTTTATGCAAACACAATAGCTGCTTGTACTTCTGCAGACCAAGTTATAAGAGCAAATGTTGCTATTTATAAAAATGGTGCTGTTGTTTTGCAAAATAGATTTAATTCAAACAGTGGTGCAAAAGTTGAAAATGGATTTGTATTTTGTAGTGGTGTTGTACAATTAAATGGTTCAACAGATTATGTTGAAAGTTTTGCATATATAGATGTTGGTGCAGGTACACCTGTTA